GGTGCAATCAACGCTAACAGATACTACAGACGTGTTCAAGTTACGAACATCATGTAATATTTGTTGAGAAACAAATTAGAAAAGGGCGCTTCGGCGCCCTTTTTTTTAGCATAAATAAAAATAATGACAGAGCAGTGGGACAATTATCAAAAATATCCAGGTAATAGTGCTAAATGGCGAATTGAAAATCTAAATTTAAAAAGATTTACAGGTCAAAATAAGTCACTATTAGACCTAGGCGCCAATGATGGAGAGTTTGCTGTAGAATTATCAAAAGATTTTAAACATATAACAGCAGTAGAGCCTTTTGTAGAGGCACCTGAATTGTCTGACAATGTAAGTTGGGTTAAGAAAAGTTTTAAAGAATTTATAAAAGAATCAAATAATACTTATGATGTAGTATTTTCGTTTGCTGTAACAAAAAGAATTAGAAAAAATGATAAAATAAACGAACACCAGATTGTTAAAGATCATTATAATTTAATAAAACCTGATGGTATTATGGTTTATGAAACTCACTTATTAGATAATGTTACTGTGCTAATACATACCGTTATAATGTTAACGGCATTTAGACAACAATTTGGTAAAGAAATAGAAAGTGGTAATAGTAGAAATAAGAGAATGTATTACATATTTAAAAAATAACGTATAATAGCTTATATAAATAGCTGTATGACAGTTACAAATTCATTCACTAGACAACCAACTAAACTGGACTATGCAAGTCCAACGCAGTTTAAGTTTCAAATAATAAAACTACCTAAAGTAGAGTATTTTTGCACATCAGCAAATTTGCCTGGTATTAATCTAGGTACTGCTGAACAAATCACACCTTTAAAAGATATACCACTACCTGGTGATAGATTACAATATGATACATTGACTATTCAGTTTTTAGTAGATGAAAATTTAGAAAACTATAGAGAGATACATGGTTGGCTAACTGGTGTTGGTTTTCCTAAAAACTACGAGCAGTTTCAAGCACTACAAGGTGCAGGTACAGACAGATTTCCTTCAACTCAAAATGTAGGTACTAGTAAAGAATTAGGTGAAATAAAAAAGGCTACACAAGACGATGGTGGTTTGTATTCAGACGCTACTTTAATAATATTGACAAGTAAGAATAATGCAAATTTAGAAGTTAGATTTAGAAATATATATCCTACTTCACTATCAGGTTTAGACTACAATCAACAGGCTACAGATGTAGATTACCTAACAGCAACTGTATCCTTTGAATATGCTATTTACGAATTTGCAACTGTTGGTAATAAAGTTACTACAGAAACTACTACTTAATATTTACATAAATATTTTAAATTAATATAATGGAGTTATTATGACCTTTGATGAATTACAACAATTGGCTGAAAAAGACCTCAAAATAAATGATACTGAATTAGATTTAGAATCATTAAAAACACCTCAATTACATAACAAGTATATGAAGTTTCATAATCAATATACTAATCTATTAAAGAAAGCAGAGCAAGATAGAGATAGATTATTGAGAGAGAAATGGGAATACTATACAGGTAAGGCAGATCCTAGTGTCTATCAAGTTAAACCTTTTAATATAAAGTTACTTAAACCAGACGTGGATAAGTACATAAAGGCAGATGAAGATATGATTAAACTAGAGCAAAAAGTTACCTATGTACAAAGTGTAGTTGATTACCTAGATAGAACAGTTAAGATTATTTCTAATCGTGGCTTTCAAATAAAGAACGCTATAGACTGGCGTAAATTTACTTCTGGCGTTATCTAAAATGCAAAACATTATCGTTGATAAACTCAATGACGTATATATTCGGATTGACGCTGACGCCTCTATTCGTAGAGAGCTATCAGATTACTTCTCGTTTGAAGTGCCTGGATATAAATTTACACCACAGTTTCGTAATAGAGTTTGGGATGGTAAAATAAGACTTTACTCATACGCTACAGGTCAAATGTACGTAGGATTGTATCCGTATCTAAAAGACTGGTGTAATAAGAAATCTGTACATATAGTCGAATCTAGTGATATTTTAACACATAGCAACGTCACAGCCGCCGATATAGACGGTATGATTGAAGAATACGATCTATCTATCAGACCGAGAGATTATCAGATTGAGGCATACAAATTTGCCATAGAACACGAAAGAGGTATGGTCGTATCACCTACTGCCTCTGGTAAATCACTTATTATCTATATGTTATGCCGACACTATCTGAATATGATAAACAACAATATTCTTATAATAGTACCAACAACATCACTAGTAGAACAATTATACAAAGATTTTAAAGACTATGGTTATGACGTAGAAACAAACGTCAGCAGAAAGTATCATGGTTATGATATAGATGAAGATAAACGAATCGTTATCTCAACATGGCAATCATTATATAAAATGCCAAAGAAGTTTTTTGAAGACTATGGTGCAGTTATAGGTGATGAGGCACACTTATTTAAGGCAGTATCATTAACCAAAATTATGACAAAACTAACAGATTGTAAATATAGAGTAGGCCTTACAGGTACGTTAGATGATAGTAAAACACACAAGTTAGTATTACAAGGTCTGTTTGGTACAGTTAATAGAGTAGTTTCTACAAAACAACTTATAGATAAAAAACAACTTGCACAATTAAAGGTCATGTGTTTAAATCTAAAATATCCTGAGTCAGAGGCAAAGAAAATATATGGTGTAAAATACTTTGAAGAATTAGAATATTTAACTCAAAATACTGCTCGTAATAAATACATACGAAATCTTGCTCTTGCGTTAAAAGGCAACACACTTTTATTATTTCAATTAGTTGAAAAGCACGGAGAGATTTTACATAAACTAATACAAGAAAAAGCAGACCCAGGACGAAAAGTGTTTTTCGTTTATGGGGGAACTGAAACAGATGATAGAGAAAAAATTAGAGCAATCACCGAGAAGTCGGACAACGCAATTATTGTCGCTTCTTTCGGGACGTTCAGCACTGGTATCAATATTCGTAATTTACACAACATTGTTTTTAGTAGCCCTACTAAAAGCCCTATAAGAGTATTACAAAGTATTGGTCGTGGGCTTCGTGTCGGCGATAAAAAAGACAGCGCTACAGTTTATGATATTTCAGACGACCTCACATACAAAAATAAAAAAAACTTTACATTAACACACTTTCAGGAAAGAGTCGGTATCTATAATAGAGAAGGCTTTAACTATGAAATACACACGGTAGATTTAAAATGATTTCAGACGAAGACTTTAGGTTTTTATTACAAGAAAGTAATGGCTGTAAAAAGGCACTAGAGATAGGCACAGGTACAGGTAAATCATCGGCTGCTTTAAAATTAAATTGTGAGGTGTACTCCATTGACAAGGATGATATATTTGAGTATAATATAGATATAAACAGATTTAATTGTGAAAGCAAAGAATACTGGTTAAATTATATGCATTATGACTTTGACTTTGTTTTTATTGATGGCTCTATAGAAAAGATTGATTGTGAAGAAATACTAAAAAGAACAAAGAACTCTTTTAAAATAGTATTCCATGATTATATGCCTAAAGAAGATAAAGACCCTGGTAAAAACAAAGGTTGGTATAATATGAAAGTATTTAAAGAATCTGCGTTATTAAACTATGATATGAAAGAAACACAAGGCGGCTCTCATTGTGGCATGTTAGTGCTTAATAAAGATAAATAGCTATATGATAAACAGAATTGATACAAAGTCAGTTAAGATTATCAGATTGGTTTCTGGAGAGGAAATCTGTTGTAAGTTTCCTTTACATAAAAACCAGCTACCTGAAAACTCAAAGCTTTTACGATTACAAGAACCTATGTTAATTAAGTATGTGCCTCGTATTACTGAACAAGGCATATCTGATTATATAGCACTTGTTCGTTGGGTAGGTTTTACAGATGAAAAAATAGTCACAATACCTGTAGATAAGATTGTCACTATTTGCAATGCTACTCCTGCATTTACTAAAAGATATGACGGTCTGACACAGACACTAAAGAACACAAAACAACCTTTACCAGGATTTATTGAAAGAAATATGACGGATGATGAGTTAGACCAGTTTGCCGATTCCGATCCTTATGAAAGAGATATAGATAAAAGAGATATTAAAGAAGTTGCTGATTTACTTAAAATGCCATCTAAAAAGATTCACTAGTGAGGTAGCTAGGTATCCTCGGTAACAACCCACATGGGTATTATAACAAAGAATTAGATTATGTCAAGCACCAATGAAAATTAGATTTTACCAAAGATTAGACGGAATGAGATGGTTAGGGTTCGTACTCGCCATGATAGGTGCTTACATACTTTCTAATGCAAATCCTGACACTCAATGGGTCGGATGGGCAATTGCAACAATGTCATGTAGTATATGGATATATATGGGCATAAAAGACAAAGATATACCTAGAGCATTGATGGAACTTATGTATATGTTACTTGCATTAAGAGCCATCTATAACTGGTTAATTTGACCTAGGTCCTTGACAATAACAAAGAATGTGATATAATATAATTATGACTAAAACAAGAAAAAAATCAGAACATTATGTAGATAATAAAGTTTTTCTACAGGCGATGATTGAGTATAAAGATAAATGCGAAAAAGCAGAAAAGAGAAAACGAAAGAAACCACCAGTTACAAATTACATTGGTGAATGTTTTTTAAAGATTGCGAATCATTTATCTTATAGACCAAATTTTATAAACTATACATTTAGAGATGATATGATTTCTGATGGTATAGAAAACTGCTTACAATACTTGGATAACTTTAATCCTGCAAAGTCCAATAATCCTTTTGCTTATTTTACACAAATCATTTACTATGCTTTTATTAGAAGAATACAAAAAGAGAAAAAACAAAGTAATATAAAATATAGAATGATTGAACAGGCAAACATAGATGAATTTGCTGTGTTACCTGGTGATACAAACAATGATTATAAGAATCAGTTTTTAGAATTTTTAAGAAAGAACAAACCATCAACTGAAGAACAACCAAGAGCTAACGAAATTAAAGTAAAGAAAAGAAAAAAAAGAACTTATAGCTCTGTATTAGATATATAATGAAGATAGCCCTGCTGAATGATACCCATTTTGGCGTTAGAAATGATTCTGAAGCCTTTAGAAATTATCAATTAAGATTTTACAATGAAATCTTTTTCCCATACCTACAAGAGAACAATATTAAAACATTGATTCATTTAGGTGACGCTGTAGATAGAAGAAAGTTTATTAACTTTCAAACTGCTTCTATATTCAGAAAACAATTTTGGGATAGATTATATGGAGAACAAATTGATACACACATAATTATAGGTAACCACGATACCTATTTCAAAAATACGAATGAAGTAAATGCTATAGAAAACTTATACTCATCATTTGACAAAAGAAACGAACCATGGATATATACTAAATCAACTGTTGTAGATTTTGATGGCACACCTATTTTATTTACGCCTTGGATTTGTGATGACAACTATGATCACTCTATGGAAATGTTAAGAACAGCAAAAGCAGATTTATGTTTTGGTCATTTAGAGATCAAAGGTATTGAAATGCAAAACGGCGTAATCAATGAACATGGTTTATCAAAGTCAGATTTTCAAAGATTTGATAGAGTAGTTTCAGGTCACTTTCACAAACATACAGATGATGGTCAAATATTCTATTGTGGTGCTCAATACGAGATGACATGGTCAGACTACCAAGACCCAAAAGCATTTCATGTTTTTGATACAGAAACTAGAGAGATAACAAGAATATCTAATCCACTTACAATACACAAAAAGATAATTTATGATGACAAAAAGAAAGATTATACTAACTTTGATATACAACCTTACAATAATCACTTCATTAAATTAATAGTATTAAATAAAACTAATAACGAGGTATTTGACAAATTTCTGGAAAGATTGTATAATGAGATAACGGTACACGATTTGAATATTATAGAAGACTATTCAGACATTAAAGCTAGCGTGAGAGAAGACATATTAGAAATGGGCGAAGATACAGTTACATTCCTAAATAATTATGTTGACCAGTTAGAAACAGATGTAAGTAAAACAAAATTAAAAGAATACCTAAAAAGTATTTACATTGAGGCAAGTGATAACAAAGCATGATATATTTTAAGAAGTTAAGATGGCGTAATTTTCTATCTACAGGTAATCAGTTTATAGAAGTAGATTTAGCAAAAGCACCATCTACACTAATCATAGGTACAAACGGTGCAGGTAAATCAACAATGCTTGACGCATTATGTTTTAGTTTATTTAATCGTGCCTTTAGAGATATAAAGAAAGAACAACTTGTAAATACAATCAATCAAAACGATTGTGAAATAGAAGTAGAATTTGAAACCTCTAATAAAAAATATAAGGTTGTAAGAGGTATCAAACCTAATAAATTTGAAGTCTATTGTAATAACGTATTACTAAACCAAGACGCTTCTAATATAGACTATCAGAATATGTTAGAACAAAACATTTTAAAATGTAACTATCGTGCTTTCTGCCAGGTGGTCATCCTTGGATCCACAAGTTATGAACCATTTATGCATTTACGTGCTAGATACAGACGAGAGGTTGTAGAAGAAATATTAGACATAAGAGTATTCTCACATATGGATTTATTGTTAAGACAGAAACAAGGTGAGTTAGGTAAGGCCGTAGTAGATGTAAGACATAGATACGACCTAATGACAGAAAAATACGAATTACAAAAGAAACATTTTGAAGAAATACAGAATAGAGATAATACAGACATAGAAGATCGGAGAGAACAACTAAAAGAAAACGAACAAAGTAATTACGAATATAATCAAAAGTTACAATTGTTAAATGAAAAAATCATATCTACAAAAGCAGAAATATGGGGTAGTGAAAAAGTATTTAAAAAAGAAAAAGAATTAGATAAGTTAGAAACAAAGATAGAACACAAGCTTGAAAAAGAAAAAAGAGATGTAGAATTTTTTGAAAAGAATGACAACTGTCCTACTTGCACACAACCTATTGATTTAAGATTTAAACAAACTGAAATATATGAAGGCAAGAAAAAGATTAGCGAACTAGAAGAAGGATTACAACAACTATCGGCCGAGATGGGGAAAACACAAGAACAAATAAAACAATATAAAGTAGTAGAAAAAAAACTTAACGATTTAGATATACAAGTGGCAAAGATTAATACATCTATTTCAGAAATCAATAGACACTCAAATAGATTAGATTCAGAAATTGCAAAATTAGAAAATACAGATAACAACTCAAATGCTATACAAAAAGAATTAGAACAAATAAAAGAAGACTTAAAACTAGTTAATGTAGAAAAGAACAAGGCTGTAGAAGAAAAGAAATATATAGATATTGCCAGAGAAATATTAAACGATACAGGTGTTAAGGCAAACATAATTAGAAAGTATGTACCTATTATAAACAACCTAATTAATCAGTATCTACAATCAATGGACTTCTTTGTTAATTTTCAGTTAGACCAGGAGTTTAATGAAACAATAAAAAGTAGATTTAGAGATACGTTTAATTACAATAGTTTTAGTGAGGGTGAAAAGTTAAGAATAGACCTTGCATTATTATTTACATGGCGTACTATTGCAAAAATGAAAAATAGTACAAATACAAATCTATTAATACTAGATGAAATATTTGATAGTAGTTTAGATGGTCAAGGTACCGAAGACTTTTTTAAAATACTTAAAACACTAACAAATGAAAACACATTTATTATATCTCATAAAGGTGATATACTATTTGATAAATTTACGTCAATAATAAAATTTGAGAAATATAAAAACTTTACAAGGATCGCTCAATGATATACAAATTACTACCACCAAATGATGAAAGAGTGCTATCAGGCATTGCACCCTTTGATATAGAAACATTTAAGAAAAACGAAAAAGATTTATCTATTACAGATTTCTGTAACAATATGTTTGAAACAATGAAGAACTATGGTGGTATTGGTCTATCAGCAAATCAAGTAGGCAAACCATATAGACTATTTGTAATGGGTGATAATCTACAAATAAACAAAGGTCAAAAATGGGTATGTATTAATCCTGAAATTACAGCCATGAGTAAAGAAACGATTAGATACAAAGAAGGTTGTCTAACTTTTCCTTTCTTATTTTTAGATATAGAAAGACCACAAAAGATAAAAGTTAAATATCAAAACGAACAATTAGAAACCGTAGAAGAAGAATTTGATGGTATTGTAAGCAGATGTTATCAACACGAATTAGACCATATGCATGGTAGAGTATTTACTGAACTTGTTAGTAAATTAAAACTAAATATGGCATTAAAGAAAAGAGATAAAGAAATAAAAAGGGTAAAGAGGTTATATGAAAAGAAAGATACTTAAAGAACTAGACTTGCCTGAATATAAACAACCACTTAATAGTGTTGTTGAATTTTTAGAGAACTTATCGTATTCAGCAGTAAAAACAAAATACAATGCAAAAGGTAATTGGGATGCTGTATCAATCAGAGGATATAGTGACGATATAGGTAATATCTTAAAACCTGGCGTACTAAAATCAGATGTAAAACCAGCAGAATTAAGATGGACTAAACTATATGAAGAACCTTTTTTATTACCTATAAAAGAAATACTATCACATATACCAGCAGAGTTTGAACGTGTAAGAATTATGCGATTAAAAGCAGGTACAGATATTAAGAAACATACAGATAAAGTAGATAAAGAAATTAAAGCAGGTAAAATTGTTAGATTACATGTACCATTAAGAACAAACGAACATGTACATTTTTACCTATGGGAAGGCAAGAAACAAAATCATTATAATTTAGATGTTGGCAAATACTACTATGTAGATGTATCTAAACCACATGCCGTACAAAATAAAGCAATTTTTGATAGACTACATTTAGTAGTAGATTGTTATAATAATCCTAGATTAGAAAACTTACTAAAACAAGGAGATGAATTAGAAGATGATATTTGCAGTCCCATCGGATTTTGAGAAAGTAAAATCTATATTCTATAGTCACAAAAAGTGGTTTCCTCATGTACGTACAGACTACATGAAGCGTATGATCGCAAATAAAAAACTAATTTTAGAAGACGGCATACTTATAACCTTTCATCATTGTAAAAGAAAACAAAAGATAGGTGATGTACAATTAACAGTAGGCGATACTGTATTACACCAGATTGCGTCAGATTCGCCTGGCTCAGGTAATGCTCAATCAATTCTCAATAACTTCTTTGAATACTGCTCAAAAGACGTGTTTTTATCAGTAAGAGCTGACAACTTGACAGCCAACAAGTTTTATGTTAAAATGAATATGAAATTAATCGGGACAACAAGTTGGGCAAAAGGCACAATCCCTGGTAATGTATATGTCAAACGCAAAAGAAGTAATTAAAGACTGGAAAGAAAACAAAGGATTCCCATACTATCCTGAAGATAGAAAATGGCGTGATGATGAGTTTAATAAACTTACGTCATTTAATAGAGATACCTTATTAGATACAAAGAATAAAATCATAGGTCAATCAACACATGGTTTAACACTTGCATGGTCGTATATGCACCACGCATGGTCAATCAAATGTGGTAAGATGAAAACACCTATGGAGATATGGGAAGATGAAGAACATTTAGAAAAAGGTATTAACAAGATACTTACAGGTACTTTCTTCACAAAACGAGAAGCACACAAAATTACAGATTCAGATATGAGAGCTATGTTGAGAAGATATAGTGGTACTCAAATGGTTTCTAATTTCAGACCTACAGCAGCCGCAACTTTATATGATATATTTGTTGATAAAGATTCACCACTAGAAGGCACAGAAGCAGGTACCGTATGGGATCCTAGTATGGGTTATGGTGGTCGTTTAATGGGTGCAATTGCAGCTGGGGTAAATTACATAGGCACAGACCCTTGTGTTCCTACATATGCAGGTTTAGAAAA